CTGAATAAAGATCCTGTTTGAATAAAAATTTTAAAACTGATATCAATTCCTGGCATCATGAGACTGGTTGACTGAAAAAGAACTTCAAATCGATCAAAAGAGGGAAAAATGTCATACATAGAAAAATCACTGACAAAAGACGAAAAGATAGTGGAAAATTTTAAATATCATTCTTTCGTCTGGGTGCTGACCTGGTTCTATATTTTAATTTTCATAGTGGCTGCTATTCCGACTTTCGGAATTACATTGCTCGTTTCAATTTACATATTTTTCAGAACAAAAAGCGTTGAGCAGGGATTGACGACAAAAAGAGTGATCAGAAAAACAGGTGTGATCTCCAGAAAAACAGACGAAATGAAAATCACGGCCATAGAGACGGTCGAAATGAATCAAGGAGTGTTTGGCAGGATATTCGGATACGGATTTGTTAAAATCACCGGGCGGGGAACTAGCAATCTGGTTCTGAGCTATGTCAGAAAACCGCTTGATGTTAAAAAAAGAATTGAGGAAATGGCGGATTAATTCTTTTTATGAATAATGACTGGGAAGCGGCCCACCGGAATAAAACTTATTAAGAGAATTAATAAGAAAACTGATTTCGGAAAATTCCTTGTCTGTCTTGCGATCCTTTTCAATCAGCCTGTTTAATCGCTGCTCGATCACTAAAAAAGGGTCCGTTTCCTTCCAGCCAAACTGAACAACCCAGCGACAGATCGAAGTTCTGGACAACCTGGTCCCGAACTTCCTGTTTAATGTCTCGCAAATATCGTCGTAACAATAGCCGCAACGCAATAGTCTGAAAGCCTCTGATCGGATTTCCTGGGAATGAGCCATAATAAAAAATCTAATAGTTGAAAAATATAAAAATAACAGGAAACAGTAAAAATAAATATATAAATCCAGCTAGATAACAAAACAATAAAATACTTAATACGAATCAAATATTAAAAAAATTAATATAAAAGATCCGGAACTGTCAGCAGCAGATTAACAAATACAAAAATGGATTGCAACCGCTGGAGCCAGCAAAAATATACAATAAAACGATAAAAAAAATGAAAATACAAACTGTAAATGGCACAGAAAATGCGGAGATTTTGTGCAGTGGCGGGTGAGTGCTTTTTTTAAATTTTCCTTGACAAAACTGTGTAAGAATGTATAAGAACATATAAAACTATGTAATACTATGTAAATATAGTTAAAAACAAATAAATATAAATAAAACTAGACAAAACTATTTAATTATATGTAAAAATATATAGAATTAAACAATATTACATAACTTATTCAGGGGTGAACCCATGATTATATTGTTCGGAGCAGAAAAAGGGGGTGTCGGTAAATCAACATTATCGACAAACCTGGCAGGAATGATGAGTAAAAGAAAGATGGACGTTTTATTGATCGATGCAGATCCCCAGCCCTCAGCCTCAAACTGGGTTGAACGACGAGGAGACGATCCGGAATTAATAGGCGTTACCTGTATTCGATTGCTTGGCAATAAGATCGCCAAACAAATACTGGCACAGGCTGAAAAATACGAACAGATTATCATTGATACCGGCGGGCGTGACTCTGACGAATTGCGGGCGTCGATGGTTGTTGCTGATAAATTATATATTCCGTTGAAACCCAGCCAGCCAGACGCCGAGACCCTGGTGAAAATGGAACGGAACATCGAAGCCGCTGGAACATTCAGAGAGCGTGAATTAATCACAAAGGTGATCATTTCAATGGCTAGCACAAACGCTAAAGTCAGGGAATACGAGGAGTTGATCGAAGTGCTGGAAGACTTTGAAAACATCGGCCTGGTTGAAAAGATCGTCAAGGAAAGAAAAATTTATAGAGACGCTTTTAAACTTGGCAGGACCGTCGAGGAGGTTTTCCCTCTCGATAAAAAAGCACTGAACGAAATCGAGGATATTTTCAAGGAGGTTCTGTCATGAAAAAAACAGAAAAGAAAAAGATTACCCTGAAAAAGGACCAGGCCATTGATTTAAACGGGGCTCAAAGTTTTATAGATCAAGGTGCTAATTCTGTCCCGGTAAAAGAAACCCCAAAAAAAGAAAAGCCTGTAAAAAACGTGTATCCCTGGGAGAATGAAACCCTTGACCTTAAAAAATTGACCCAGGTCCCGACTGTTTCAATACCGCTTGAGTATGCCCTGAAACTCGAATATATCAGGCAACAGATAGGATTCACAAAGCAAAGTGTCTGTCGTAATGCGATAATTGAGCGGATAGACCAGATCCTCGATGAACACATTAAAAAATAGAGGTAAATATGAGCAACGATATCACAGACAAAAACCTGGAAACGATCGCCGAGCTGGAGTGTATCGTCTCGGTTATTGTCTCCCTGGGAAAAGATCAGGTCGGAGATTTTATCAAGTCAAAATCTGTTGATATGAATCTCCTCGGCCGCTATATGGAAGTAAAAAAAGAGACCATGAAAAGGTTTAGGGCTGACATATAAGTTTATTTATAAACATTTTTTAATTAAAAAAGCGAAATAATGTATATTTATGCTTTTTTATGCTTGACATAGTTGTTTTAGACGGGCATGATTAAATTATAGATTAACACAAAGTTAATCATCCGGCCCGGCGGCACCTGGAAACTCCGAATGGAGCAAGCAATGATCGAAATCATGATCTTCATCCCTCTCAAAGACAACGACAAAAAGTCGTTTTCATCTTCTTATCATGCTCAATTCGAGCAAGAAGTCCTAAAACTGGTTGGTGGCTTAACACGCTACAGCGGAACAAATCAAGGTATGTGGGCCGATAATGGCAAGGTTTACACTGATGATATCAGGGTTTACGGCATTGCCATTAACAGCATTGCAGACGGCGGGAAAATCGGCCAAATTGCAGAGCTGGCAAAATCACACTACCGGCAGGAAGCCGTTTATATCAAGTATCTCGGATTAGCTGAGATCATCTAAGCCACCCGGCCCCGGAAACGGGGCTTTACTGGAGATAAAAAAATGAAATATACGACAATCAAAGGCGAAACGATAGAATTCAAGCCAAGCCAAGCGGAAAAAGCATATATTGAAAAACTGGAAGGTGCGGCCAGCGATTCCGCTGTGACTGAAGATCAAATGATTGACTTTATCTGGAGCGTTGACAATCCGGTCTTGAAAAACGGACCAAACAATAAAAAAGGATATGCAGACAAGGAGACTTATCAAAACCTAGCTTTTCGCGTCATGCTGGATTTAGAAGACCGAAAGCGGATTAAGTTAGGATCCTTGGATTTGAACCTATCCAGGGGGAAATATACGTTGACTGTTCCGGAAGCTGCCCTGGAATTAGGTATCCACGAAACATCAGTCCGCAAGGCTATTTTGAATAAACGCCTGGACGGTTGGCAAGACAAGCCAGGCAGCCCATATTTTTTAAATCCAGATTCTGTTGCATCGTATAAGATCAGCAACCGGGGAGCCAGGGCGGCAAAGCAAATACTTAAAGCCAGGTTTGGCAATCATGGCGGGTATTCATTCAGAATTAAGCCGGATTTGGTCGATACAAAGCGAGTAATAGAACAGGTCATCGAGGGCCGGTTAAAGCCTTTTTCAGGCTGTTCTGTGCTGGTTTGTGGCGATAAGAAATGCACCTATTATGAGCTTGCACCAGGCAATGAAGAAAACCGGATCGATATAAAGGAATTTTTCGTTACTGGCCGGTTTAGTGTAAAAAGAAAAATAAACAATACCAGGCAAGCGAGAGAAGCCTTTAAAAGCTATAATCCTGCGGTGGTATAATAATATTTACAACCATACCTGAGAGGGAAAATGTCATCTTGCGAATTGGATTTTGAAACAGGCGATTGTGATCAGGTTGCTATGTATTCAGCAAAGATCGTCAAGGGTCGGAAAGATTATAAGTGCGCTGAATGCGGCGACCATATCCCGAATGGAACCCCGCACGAATCAGCAAGCGGTCTGTCTGATGGTGAATGGTGGAATTATAGGACCTGTCTAGCCTGCAAAGAGATAAGGGACGAATTCACAAAGAACGGCTTTATTTTTGGGAGTCTCTGGGAAGCTATGAATGAAGATTGTCAAGAAATGCCGCTTGGCAGCCTAGAGATATTTTCTCCGCATGCACAACAAAAATTAACAGCTATGTTAGGATAATCAAGGGGAATGATGAAAACAGGTACAAAATCAGTTTTATTCGGTGTCCACCAGGTTATTATACACCCGTTAATGGTGCTGTGGGCTTGGCTGATCATCTATCGATCATGGCCTAATTTATATGAACTGGCAGCGATCCTGACACATGATTTAGGCTATTGGGGCCAGCCAAACATGGACGGTCCAGAAGGCGAAAACCATCCAGAAATTTCAGCCGGTTGGTGGCGTGGTCGGTTTAATGGCTTCGGTGACAAAGTGGCGAATGAAATTATAGGTCATTCCAGATTTCATGCAAAAACATCCGGTTTGCCTCTCTCAAAACTGTTCCGGCCTGACAAAATGGCAACCGCTCTTTATCCCCGGTGGCTTTATTTGATCCTTGCCAATCTAAGCGGGGAGATTCGCGAATACATGCGGCTATGTGATGAAGATAAACACAAAAACGTCATGAGTCACCCTGAATCACAGATACAGTGGCTTTTAGAGGTACAAGCACACTTGGCGTTAATGGGGATCAAGGGCGACCAATATCAGCCTGTAAAAGAGCAGATGAAAGGACCCTGATAAATGTATTGGTAATATTCCTTATAACCAGGTTGAATAATGGACAAAGATTCGATAAACGAAAGTTTTAAGGATGCTGTTTATCTGGCTTGGAATACCTTTAAATCAGCAGAATCCAGCCGAGAGTTAACCCCGGAAGAAATCAAGGTTAGAGATATTTGTAGAAAGGCTATAGATAAAAAAGTAAATTACATCCACAAAGAAACATGAATAAAATAATGCACGGCGGAGCCAGGGCCGGGGCTGGGCGAAAAGGCAAGTATAAGGAACCGACAAAACCGGTCCGGATTCCTGTCTCAAAATTGCCCGCTGTTTTTGAATTACTCGAAAGCGTACAGAATCAAGATATCATCGGAGAATACAGTTTGATTGAGTCTTATCTGTATCATATGGCTACTGAAAAAAAGGTTTACCTGTGTGAATGGTTTGAAGGTGCGAACGAATCCGGGGTGAAAATACCTATGGGATTTATGAAGTACAGCGGAAGTCTCCGGGACGATTTCGAGGAGTACAAAGGCGAAAACCTTGATCTTGATAACGTACAAAATCAAAAACAGCCTAACCAGGTTGATCACCTGGTTGATAAAATTATGACTAACATGTCCGGGAAAAGCGAAACATTCAAAAAAGCCCTGGCTGGTGAATTCCTTTTTAGGCAAACCTGCAAATCACTGGATTTGATGTCACAGAATGAACAACTTATGTTTGCTACCCGGATTATAGAGCGATATCAGCCAGGCGAACAGGTCCAGTCTGAAACGGATTCAGAATCATTCCGCCGTGCATATGATAAAATAGGATCTGGACGTCATTATGTGACGATTTATGACCTTCGATCTGCTCTTGGATGGCCTGTTGATCGTTTTGATTCAGTGCTTGTTAGCCTGGCTAAAAATGGGGATATCATTTTACAGGGCGGCGATCCGTCAACACTGACCTCTGATCAAATAAGCCAGTCATACATGGACGGTGACTATTTACGGGTTGCCGTCAGTTGGTCAAAAGACAAACTTTAAATAAATTGGAGAGGATAAACGGATGAAAAAGGTTGTTAAATTAGCTTTGTTACCAATCCTCGGACCTCCCGCAATCATTTTTTTGGTGGTAGGTATAGGGTGTCTTTGGATGTTCGAAAAGACTCGGTTTGTATTTTTTGAATAAACGCTAAACATTTGGAGTTATCAAGCGAGAAGAAAGGAAGTGGAGCCCGGCCAGATTGCAGCCGGGCCGTGTTACTAATCGAAGTCTATGTCTGCAATTATTTTCAGCATCAATAAAACTAAAGCCTTGAAAATCATAAATAAAACGGATTTTACTTGCTTTTTATTTTTGCTTATGGAAAATATTAGCAGTCGACTTTTCTGTGAAAAAAGGTCTTTCAATAGGCCCTCCACGGAGGAGATTGACAATCGGGTGGGATTTTTAACCAGCTCTGCTAGGAGTTATTCAGTTAAAAATCCCACGGTTAAAACTGCCTCCCAAGTGTCCCGCAGATACTTCCACGGTCCTTTCGAAAAACAGTCTTTGAGAAATAGATCATTTTCATGTGAAGTGCAATTATTTATTTTGAGAAAGCGCTTTATTTATTCAAATCACAGAATAACTGAACTTTTGTACTCTTTCTCCCGGTCTATTTAGGATATCGTACAGCAAAAATAGTTAAAAATAATGTTTCACGGTGTTTCACGGAAAGAAAAAACATTATTCTAAACCGCCCCAAAAATCACAATTGATTTACACACGCTCGGGTGGCCGGAAAACGGGCGTTTAATTTCTGCTTTCATCGACTCAAAAACCATTAGAATTATGAGCCCAGGTTACAGGTGGAAAACATTTATTTTGAATTCTGGCGGTCCTGAGATGGTTTATACAGGCAGGCAGGATAGACAAGGTAAATGGATCATGCAAATCGAGACTGACCAGGGCAACGTTGAAATGTCGTTTGCTCCTGAAACAATAACATTGATTGATAAGCCCAAAAAAAGAATAGAAGCTGACTATCTGAAACTGACCGTCTAAAAAACCCCTTTTCAAACCGGCCAGCTAGGCCGCAAAAAGCAAGGGGCATTTTTCTGGAATCCACCCTCTAAAAAACAGTTGTTTTATAGACAGGTAAATAAAAATCATGTTTTATTTTTATTAGGATCATAGATTGCCCAATCAGAATTATTAAAAAGACTTACATCAGACACAGATCCACTAGAGACATATGTCGAATTGGTAATTGGGGGAATAGGGGCGGGGCGATTAAACGGTGATTTGTCATTCGGCAAATTGGAGGGGTTTTGAAATTCGGAAATTCTTTTTTGATATTGTTCAAAGGAATGTGGGTTGTTTCTCCACTCCTCGTCTAAGACAATGTAAAATGGTTTGTCTGTCTGTTTGGCGGAATCCTCTTTAGGTATGGAATCTTGTTTGATAAACGTTTCTTTATCCCCATTTATTACATTAAAAAGTGTTGTCACTTGTTCATATTGTTTTGGTAAACGTCGTTCGAATTTGATTAGAGCTTCGTCTGAAGTTACCCAAATACTTAAAACCATATAAGGTATCGCTATAACAACAAAAACGACATTTTTCCCAATACGCCCTATTCTTCTTAATATTTTCTTGTCTGCAGGTGAAGGAGGTTCTCCGAAATAGATTTCTTTGCTTTCAGCTCCTATTTCTTCTAAGTCTTTTTTGAATGTTTTTCGTATTTGTTTTTTTAAAGATTCTTCGTCCATAATGAACCACCAAGAGAAATAGGTTTTGATTGAGCTAAAAACTTATTTTTATAATATTTGTAGTCTAATTTATTCAAATTGGCAATTTGTGATTATAAGGCATGAAAAAACAAAAACGTTGTGTCATCTATACCAGAGTGTCAACCGAGGATCAGAAACTTGATCAACAGGTTTATGAGCTGAAAGAGTTCGCAAAACAACGAGGATGGAAAGTCGCCAAGGTATTCGAGGAAAAGAGGTCGGCAGCTGACAAAGAGCGGCCAGGACTCAAAAAGGCTGTTGATCTGGCCCGGGAACGAAAAGTCGACGTCTTCCTGGTTTGGAAGTTTGACCGCTTCGCCAGGTCTGTCTCGATGCTGGTCAATACCCTGGAGGAGTTCAACGGCCTGGGCGTCGAGTTTGTCTCCCTGAAAGACAAGATCGACACAACGACGTCGGTCGGAAAAATGACATTTGCCGTGATCGCTGCAATGGCTGAAATGGAACGCGATATCATGTCGGAAAGGATCAAAGCCGGGATCGAGGCCCGGAGGAGATCCGGCAAGCAGATCGGGAGACCGTCGAAGGGGGAGAAGCTAAGATATCAGATAATGGGGCTTAGAGTTCAGCAGTTGAGCTATGGCGAGATAGGCCGGCGGCTTAAAGTTCATACGTCGACCGTTTCTGGAGTTATCAAGAAATATGGGGAGCCAGGAGAAGTGCAGACAGCGTTTTGATCTCGTTAACCCCCTCAAGTTGGGGAGGATTAACGAGATGTGTGCGGATATCGTAGGAATGAAAAGACCTATTATTCCAAAAAATAAGGTTTAACCAGGTGCGTTGCCGGCGGCGCGATCGCTACGAATACAGCAGAAAAAAACCGGAGGCCTTTGGGCTCAGGGATCCGCAAAAATCCGACAATCCCCGTAAAACCAGCGTTTATAAATTTACGAATCTCGTTTAACATCCAGCCGCAAACTCTTTTATTTTATTGGCGGTCAATCCGTGATCATAATTTTCATTTCGATGGCCGTTGCAAGGTTAATCCAGTTTGTGCCGTCGGTTGAGTATTTATGAGTAGAAAAAGGGTATGACCCATCATCCCGGCCATCGAGACTGATTTCGGTTGACGCAAAATTACTGTAATAAGCCACGATCCAATATTTCGTCCCGGCTACAAAGCTAAATTTTGGGGATAATTTAAGCCTGACCCGGTGCGGATGATACAATATCTCTGTGCTGCTTAAATTTTTAATAATGGTATTCCAGGACCAACTTTCTGTTTTACTGCTGGAATATGTAAAACCTGTCAGTTTAGTACCTGGAACTCCAGAGTTATCCGAGTAAATATCGATGCTGGTCAGGCCATACTGATCATCAAGATAGAACCCCAGACCCATATATTTAGCATCAAAACTTGTATCCGGTTGAATCGGAAAAGCAAACCAGTTCGGATTGTTCTGCGATCCGATCCCGGTGTTTGAAAAGCCCGGTTCTCCTGTGTTAATGGTATAATTCATTTTAACCCGCATGACCGGTTCCTCTGAATTAACAGTATAAACACCGGTTATATCTCCAATAGTCAGGGAAGCGGTATTTTTAGCATAAAAAGCCGCTCCGGAAAGTTTAATCCTGACGCGGTCACCGTTTTTGACATCGGTTGAGGTGTCTGTCAATTCTATATCGTTAACAATCAAAGTCCCGTTGTCCAATAAAGTGCGGGCTGTACCGCCATCTGTCAGCCCTGAGACGGTAATCTCGTTTGATGTATTATTTGACCCCGGCTCCACTCCTGAAGATGTTGAAAAACTGAATGTATCTGGTGTGTTGTCATCGGATAGATTTATGATCCCATCCCCGTCTGAGTCGATATAGTCAATGTATTTCGTTAATGTAATATTCAACCCAAGTGAAGCGTAATAGCTTTCAACATTGTTTTTTATAGCTGTAAGGGCGACATTTTTTGCGTTATTGGCCAATTCTAAAATCAATGTTTGATCGTCAAGTGTCCCGTCTGTTTTTATATCATTAGCAATATCACCGATTAAAGCGTTTACCTGAGCATCGGTGTTGTCTTGCTGAATAATCGATGACATTGCCAGTAAAACACCGCCGCCAACGTCATCAACAGCAATATTCATTTGATCAAAGCCGGATAAGGGAATATAAATCTTAAAAATACTTAGCAGTTCAGTTTCAGCCTGCAATTTTGCTGCTGTGAATGTTTGCCCTGACAACACTAGATGTTTAATACGGTCAGCCGTCAGAGTTGTTGCTATATTGATAACAACACTGACAGACGTTTCCAGGTCCAAATATGCCCTGAGAGTGATCTGTGATGTTGAGAGAATACCAGTATTTTCATTTAAGTAATAACCAAAAACAGACCCCTCTACATATCTGGTTGTAAATGCACTTCCCAACATAAAAGAGCCAAATTTATTTTTAGTTCGTGTTGTGTAATATTTTCCGGTTGGCTCCCAATTGGCGTCAAGTTCCTGAAAACGGACCTCTGACGCAGAATCCATAGGCCCTTTTTGCGCAAAACAACTATTATCCGTTGAACATGGTTGATAACTCACTGTTGCGGGCGGACTATCGTCTGAACTGTCACTTTTACATCCAGTTAAAAACAGGGCTGCATATATTGCAACAATCAAATAGAAAGAAAAAAACCGTTTCATTTTTATCTCCTTTATGATGGTTTTGGATGGGCCTGTTTTACTTCTGTTATATGGTCTCGCCACGTTGTTGTCCCATTGATGGCATCCCAATACTGCATGTCTAGCTGCTCCGCTTTGGTTGCATATTTTATCGGCTGCGTTTCAGTGCCGTTTACTCGGTCAACTTGGTATTTTGTGTCGGCTAAAAATTGATCAATAGCTCGCTGTTGATCAAGGACTACCTGATTAATCGCCCAATTTCCATCGAAAATATATTTCATGGAAGCAAAATCGTCAGGCACGCTTTCTACTTCCAGGATTTCAGCGTTATCCGGGGTAGTGTCAACAAAAAGTGCCCCATTACTGAAATAGTGCCCGTTTTTTAACTCTATATTACTCCCTGCCGCTAAAACGGCCTTGGATGTTTTATAGGCTAGAATTTTCATAATGATATAGCTCGTTTTAACATAGTTAATGAAATTTCCATTCCTGAAGAATTTGAAACACTATTTAGCGCTTGAATGTGCGTGCTTGTGACCTGTAAGGAAACATATCCGGAATTTATGCCGTAATAAACGCGATCAGACGTGCCTGATGTGCAGTAAAATAATACCCCAATAGCTCTAAAATCGTACCTCGGATAAGTACCATTAAAGTTTACTATATAGGTTCCATCTTCTAAATCGGATAATGGGACTATATTATACCATATCCCGTTATTGAAGGTGCCAAGCTCCCATTTTGTGACCCCGCTGATGGATTTATAGAGATAGGCCCCCTGATTATTAGTGTCTCCGTTTTTCAGTAAGTCGTTTTTTAACCATTCGACAAACGGCTCTCTTTTTATTGCGATCCATTCGGCAAAATCAGACTTTGCCAGCATTGTTTCCTGATATTTCCCGGTATACAAAAGCGGGAAATGTTCCGCACTGGGAGTATAATTAGCAAAATCAGGCATATCAAGCGTTTTAATTGTACTGTCGGAGCGGTCGGCGTACCAGATTTGATGAGTCTCTGAAATAGTGATCTCTGTATTTGGAAATGCAACGGTTTGCAGGACTCCGCCGACCCAATATTCAACCGTGACACCATCCAGAGACCCGTCCACATATGATCCGGAGGTCAATCTCGATTGATTTTGTAACAAGGAAAATACCATCGAGATCAATTGCAAATTGTGATAGTATCCAGTCTGCCATTCTCCAGCGTCCAATTCATCCGGCTCGAACAAGGTCAACCCAAAATTATTTAAAATTTCTAAAAAATTAGCCATATTGTTTAGCCGAATCGCTTTCCAAATCGGTTATATCCAAAACGCCCCGGCGGCATATATGGGACCAGGTGCATGTGATATTTACACCTGGCTGGGGCGACTGTGCGAATAAAAGAGACAATCCTTTCTGTTTTCTCACCGTCCCACGACATGTAAACCCGCCCGGCAAACCAGGGGTGCAGGTCGGCGTTGGCTGTGTCCCTGAGTGCGTACAGAATGAAATTATCCAGATTAAAGACCCCCTGTGTCAGCTCAATCGCATTGCGGGTGCCCAGGTAATCAAGGTAATCCTTGTAATACTTGATAAAATTACGACGATCCCCGCCGTCAATGTCTGGTTGAATAGGAAGTTCAGACCAGTAAATATCAATTGCCGCCTCCGGGCAGGTCCCGACATGGCATAGATCAAAAATCTTGTTGACCTGGCTGATGCTGAAATCCCAGCAAGCCTGGGCGATCTTTTTCAAATCGCGCATGGCCTGGCCGGACAGCCACCAGGGGAGATTAAGTTCCAAAAGGCTCATATGTCATGTCAGGGGTAAAATATTTTCCGTTTTCCAGGTCCAGGTGAACCGGTACGCAACGCATGGCAACTCCGGCCAGGCCGGAGACATTTTCCTGGAGGTATGAAAACAAAATCGAACTTTCAAAATTTGTCCTCCTGGGAATGACCGAGGCAAAATAGATATCGATCGCGGCGGTCACGGTTGCCTCGTTGTATTCAGCGTCGATCTGCATGGTCAATTCCAGTAGCTGACTGCTGGCAGCGATAACGACCGCCTGGTCTCCAAAAATCAGGACCTCGTCGATCGCGGCCTGGGCTTCGGCGGTCACGCTGCCGTCCAGAGGTCCGGCCCCATAAATGGTGTAATACTGAATCCCGTCGTCTGTGACCTCGTCGAGGGTGACGCTGGTCACGGCTCCGACGGACAGCAGCACGTTTTCATAAAACAGTTCCATCCCGGGGCGGATCTGCTGCCCCTTGATCGCGTGTATTCTGGCCCTCAGTTCCGCCGGCGTCTCCGGATCCGCTCCCGGCTGTTTGGGCGCGGACGAGTCGTTGCTGATAGTCAGTACCGGCAGCGCGGTTTCACATTTTGTGATCAACCCCTGCCCGACATTATAAACGAGCCCGATCTCAACCGCCTCGACATCGATCAGAACAGACTCCTCGGCTTCTGAGAATTCATACAAAACCAGTGTCTGAAAACGCCGGGGGTTGTTCTCGTCGACATAAAAAACCGTATTCGGATCGATGGTCAGGTCGACCGCCGCTTCCTTTGTCAGGGTTAACTGATGCACGGCTTTTAAACCGATAAACGCATCCAGGGCGTGATCGATCCGGTCCTGGTTTAAAAACTCGCCGGTTTTATAGGTCGTGTAAATCTGTGGGACCAGCGCCCGGATCAGGGCGATACAAAAACTGAACGGCGTTCTGATTAAAACCGTGTAAATGGTAAAAAAGATCGAGTTTTTCGTCTGGGCCGCCTTCGCCCAGACCGTTCCCGTTGCTGCCTCCGCCAGAACGGCGTCGAGCGCGGTCTCGTCCTGAATACCCAATTGATTGACAATCAGGTCGACGGTTTCTTCAGGCATGACAGGCGGTTCAACTGGTTCACTCATTTCCAAGCCTTAATAATATATGCACCGGGATCGGGTCCGCCGGCGGATCTTCAATCATGCAGTCAAAAAGCAATCGCTGGGTCGCAAAATCGTATTTCAGATCGATCGAGCCCAGAACCACAATAGACTGGTGCAGGTTTTCGATCTCCTCTCCCAGGTCGATCAGCAACCCGGGGACCTCCTCCGGATCGCAGTTGATCAACTGCTGGGCATGGTTCGATCCCCGGATCGAGATACTGAACGACTGGTGAATCGCCGCCAGATTCTCAACGGTCAGGGGCTCCAGTTCGTAATCATCCAGGACGATGTCCAGTGCCAGCGGGTCCCATTTTAAATCGATGATATCCATCAGGAAGAAATAGTCGTAGTCGATTTATTAATGGTCACACCGGAGAGGGCAGACCCGCTATATTGGCAGATACCAGAAATTTGTCCGGCAACCTTTCCGGTTTGCTGGGTTTCAAACATGGATTCAAAAAATTTAACGGCCACCTCGGGGACGTCTGTAATTCCAGTTTTTTGCTTGTATGCTGCCAGGGCCTGTTCTGCTAGTGTTGTCATATTGCCTTTTTGGTTAGTTTTCCGAGCTTTACATCGGATTTAATCAATTCAAGTGACGGCTTAATTTGGGTTGTCCACGCTTCCAGAGCTGCTGCATACTTTGTGAGGGGAGCCCCCAGGTTCCCAGCTTCCCCCATTTCGACAGCCATGTCGCCGATCTCCTCCATTCTGGCAATCAGGATCGACGCTAAAACCGCATTGTCCTCGCCCAGGCCGATCTCGATCTCGTCGGCTCCGACCAGTTTCAGGACTCCCTCTTTCGGTTCAACCAGGGCGTTATCATATAAAACCCCTTTCAAAATGGCCGTGTTCGCTTTCCAGTAGGGAAACTCCAATAGGCAGATATCCCCTTTTCTGGGTACGTCCACCAGGTGCCGGCTGGTTCTTAACAGCGCGATATTCCGGAGCTGTTTTTTTTTACGGTCGACCGTCAGATCAGAATCCAGGAGATGACCGTCGCAAAAACAGACCGGTTTTAACCGGGTATGAACCCCCGCCGAGGATCCGACCCGGGTTACTTCAAAATAGTAGCTGTGCTGATACCCGCCCAGACCCGGAAAGGACCGGACCATCATTTTGATAAAGTCCGGGATTCTCACGCGGCCTCTAACTGCAAAAACATCGAATCCGACTCCCCGTCGAACACGACGTTGTCGACGACCATCTCCTCGCCCTTCCAGATAACGGGCGTAAAGGGAGACATATTCGGCAGAACCCGGAACTCCGGCCCGTTGTCCGGGTTTTCTTCAATAAAATATGTCATATCCAGCTCAAAAGGGGCTGTATCCAGCTTGCCTGGCAACAAATAAAGCCGCTGCCGTAACGTGTCAAAATGATATCTCAGATCAGACAGGCCCCAGATAGACATGATCTGATCCAGGGCATTGCGGACGGTCGACAGAAAATTCAAATTGTGCCGTTTATAGATCATTTTTTTAGACAGGTTCATGAACGTAAACCCGAAGGCGGTCGCGATCTTCGTCAGGGCTTCGTCGACGGTCAACCGGGTTCCCTGGAAAATATAATCTGCCTGGTAAATAAAAAACGAAGGATCGACCGCCAGGCACTCGAACAGGTGCGGGTTGATCTGGTTGCACTCCAGGACCCGCAACACGCATTTTTCGGACAGCTCGTTTTCAAACCCCATCGACAGGATCGCCGATTCCGCCGTGTCGATGGGCTCCTCGATCTGGAACTCGACCAGGGTGTTGCGCTGCCGCTCCTGCTCAACCCGAAAGGCGGTTGTCAGATAGGCCGCCCTGGCGTTTTCGATCCTGGCTGTGATTTTCGGATAATACATGGCTAAAAGAACGCAAGACGCTTGCGGTTATTGATGCTTGGCTTAATTTTAATTTGAGTGATATCCCAATTTTCATAAGCCGGAGTAAAGACTATTCCAAATACTTTTTCAAAATTATCCTCAAAACTTGTCAGATCGAACCATTCCCCATGCAGGCGGTATTGATCGAAAAGTTTGTGCAGCGCAACCTCACATCTGAAAACCAGTGAAATACTCGGCAACCTGACAATATAAAGCCCGGCAAAGGGGACAGAGTTATAATTCTGCATCATCTGGACCCGTATCATTGGATTCCGAGAAACGCCGATCTTTGTATGAATTCTTTGTCCGATTATCTGAAACAAAAAATAAACACACGGCCAGCGTTTTTCAGGCAATAAACCGGTTGTTCCCCGCCTTCTATAGTGGGGATGTTTAATCGGGAGTTTTACAGGACTCGCGGGGATAATCAATTTCTGTTCCATTGCATTGAAGGCGGATATATACTTTTCCTTCCATTCAGCCGCTTTTTTACCATTGAAGCCCATACAGAGAAACGTCCAACCGTCCCGGGTCATTTCGTACATTGGAAGTTTTCTTCCGGTAGGATCTGTATATTCACTGAGCGTAAAATTACGCTGAGTAAAATATTGAGAACACTCAAGATTTTCAATTCTCCTTAAAACATCTTTATGCTGCTTGTCGAAATTCTTAGCAACAATCAGAGAGGTCGTTTTCGGAATTCCGTCTACCATGCTAACTAATTCCATAACCATCTCCTAAAATTTAAAGGGTTGTCTGAAAAAATGTTTCAGGTCGAATCGCATTTCTTTCAGGGTGTTTGCCTTTTCAATCAGCCGGACCGCCTGGGCCTTGGTCGACTCGCTTTCATTTCTGACGTATTCGGTCGCCAGGTTCTTCGCCGGGTCCAGTTGTCGGTTGATGTAATCCCCGATAAACCCCAGGGTCTTGCTTTGATACTGCTTGACGGCTCTTTCCAGATCCGCCCGGGTATAAATCTTTTCTTCCACAACAGCCTCCAAAGGGAGGTTGTCCACCGGCCGGACCCCGGAAACGAAAAAAGCCCAGAAGTCCGGCCGGTGTGCAAGCACCTACGGATCAGGGAGCTACCCCGATCCGATTCCGAACTTCTGGGCCCTTTTCGTTTCATTATGCGTTTTGGGGAGCTACCCGCGAATCTGACTTGCACAGACTCTCAAAACCAAATGAACGACTCGTTGCTCAGAAGCTAAAATTAAACTACGGCTTCAGATTACAACGGGAAAAACGAAAAAGGCAATAGTTAATTCAATATGTAAAAAACAGACCCGTTTTATTCCCAGAGTCTTTTCAGTCCGTTGTCGATCAGTCTTAAAATCCCGTCGACCTTCGATTTTTCGGTCTCCGCCTGGTTCGATTTTAAATCGCCGGCCGTTTTGGTATCCGCAGAGGCCGTGCCGTCCTTGATCGCCGGCGGATTCTTTTTGATCTCCTTTTCCTGCTGGGTCTCATACTGCTTGATTTTCATCGATACCAGGATCAGGTCCTCCTTGAAATCGATGGTCCGCTCCAGGATCTTACCGAATTTAAACCCGATATGTTTCAGGTATCGATGGCTGATCTGGTGTATTTTCTTCGACCGGTAAAGCTGATCGAACTCTTTCAGTTTATCGGCCTTCAGGACGTTAGGGTGCCAGTTGTGATAGTCTGACGACTGTTTCGAGTCGTACAGGGTCGCAACCAGGTTGACCCCGTCGCAGACGTCCTTTGTGTCGTTGTCCTCCAGGTGTGAGGACTCGGACAGGGAATCGAGTTTTACAAACTCAACCCCGCCAATCGTCAGGTGATCGGGATCGCTGTCAAAGAGGCCGAAAATATTCATAATCAGCCAGCCTGTAAACCAAGGTTGCGCAGGGTCTTTTTCGTGTTGCGCTCCCGGGTGACGAGTTTATCGATCTGAAAAACAGTCTGTTTTTGTTCCCCTGCCTGTCCGGTTGTCTTGCCGGCGATCTCCTTAGACCTGAGATCGCTGGAAACGGCGTTGTCAATTTCAGCGGCTGAAACCTTTTTCGGGCTGTCTTTTTTCAACCAGGCGGGCTTCAGCCAATCAGGCAGCCCGTCAAGGGTTTCCTTGACTGTCCTGAATGGGGTCAGCAGAAAATCCTTGATCGCTGCGCCGAACTCCTTGATCGATTTGATGGAAAAGCCCTCGTCCCACATTTTCTTGATGGATAAAATCACCTTTGGAAGTTTGCCGATCAGGCGTGTCACGGTCTTGATCGGCGTGATCAGATACAGGTCAATCATTGATCCGATCAGTTCGCCGGTTAATTTAAAATCAATACTGATCCCGCCAAATCCTTCAAACCCGTCTGTCAGCTCGTCCCAGAGTTTCGACCATTCATCCACCAGGGAAAAAAAGTCCTTTTTCAGGGTGTCGATCGATGGTCCCAGAAAATCGACCACATGTCCGAACGTCTCTTTCAAACCGTCCCAGGCTAGCGACACCCAGCCGGTCCTCTGTTCCAGTTCGTACAGTCCCCAGGCAACCCCGGCGATAATGCCGACCGCCAGACCCAGGGGAGAGGTCAGGGCGGCCAGGGCGATCTTTCCGGCACCCAGTGCAATTTTCAGCGTTCCCAGGCCGGCGGTCAGGGTGATAAAGCCGCCGATCCCGGCCGCGATCGATTTGGTTATGTAGCCGTACTCCTGGGAGAATTCACGCACGGTTTTCGCTGCATCCCCGAACCATTCGACAATCGGCAGGATATGCGGTTTCAGGCTGTCCAGCAGTTCGGAGATCGAGTTTGTCGTCTCTGATAGTGCCGATTGCCACTTGAACGAAAACCGTTGCTGCATGATCGCCGCCATGTTGTCGAGTTCGCCGGTTGTCTTGGCCTCGGCGGACATGGCCCCCAGCATGGCGATCACAGACTCGGACCCGGCGTCCTCCCATTGTGTGCCGAAGATCCCGGCACCTGCTTTCAGCATGTCGGACTTATTGAGTCCTTTCATTTTGGCGGAGATCTGCGAAAACGCCTGGCCGATCGATACCTCCTCTTTCTGGATCTTTTCGGAGAGTCCATCCAGTCCCAGGATCTTGAAAGCGTCGACCGCCGATTTATCGCCGCCAAAAAGCCGGAGGCGGGCTTCCTTGATCGCGTCGGCAGTCTTGTCGATGTTCCAGGCGTTTTCGAGCCCGGCTCCCAACATGGAGACCGTTTCTTTCAGGTTGAAACCGGCCTCTTTGAACTGGACCCCGTATTCGTTCAGGCTTTCCAGCAGCTCTCCCTTGAGGTCTCCCCCCTGGTTGAGCAGGTAGGCCACAGAATCGCCGGACTCCTTGACGGAAGCCCCGAAGTTTTTCATCAGCGAGATCTGGGCGGACAAAGCCCCCTCCTCGTCGCCGAATTTCTTGCCAAGCAGACCGGTCTGAAACGCCAGGCGGTCCAGTTCCTCCCCGGACTTTTTAGACTGCCGGGCGACCCGGTTCAACAGCCCGGCAGATTCGGTGACGGATTTCAGGCCCAGCTCGGTGTTCAGGTCGTAAACGCTTTTTTTAAGGGATTTAAAACCGGAGTCGGCTGTTCGGGTTGTCTCTTTGAGATCCTGGAGGGCTTCGTCCTGCTCGGCAATCCGGTCAAGCAGGGAAAAGGCAGCATACGCAGCCCCGGCGACCATCAGTCCCCCGGTCGCCATCTGTGTAAATCCGGCCTCGACCTCTTTTTTCAGGGAGGAGAACTCCCCCCTGATGCTGCTGACCGTACTTTTGACAGACTCTTTTTTAAAAAGCCCGATCCCAATTTTTAAAGAGTCATTCATAAATTGCCCAGTTCGGCACCGACTTTTTTCGACAGGAGCAAGGCCCGGTCCTCAGCCCTGAACCGCATGGCTTGAGCCGCTTTGAGTTCAAATGCCTGATCGCTCAATTGATCCGGATCGTCCGACAGGTTGTAACGGGTAATCAACCCGTTTAAAAACTCCAGCTCGGTCAGCTCTCGATCGTAAGCTCGCCTAATGACGAGCTGTTTTTCTTCAAAAAAGGGACCAGTTTTTTAAATACCTCCTGCTCCAGGGACATATTTTCCGGGCTGTTGATCATGGACAGGTATTCGGCCCGCTGTGAAGGATCGACCCGGTCAAGGGTCCATTTACGGGAGACGTCCATCTCTCCCATTTTGGAGATATCGTCGAAGATATTGGCGACGTCCGCCCGGGAAAAGGTAAACCTGAAAGGGATTTTCGATCCGTTGTGCATGATCGGCAGGGTTGCCGTGCGCTGGTGCTGTAAAATGTTGTCCGGTTTTTTGGTATCCTCGTTTTCCATAGCCCACCCGCTACTAAACAGTTAAAAAAATAAAATGGTTAAATAATTAAATACCGCGTTGCGACGGTTCCCGGTTGACGCTGACCCCCATCACATAACATTCCCCAACCTTGACCGGCAGGTCGAAAATCATCTCGCCGCCGGCGAGTTTGTCCATTGAGGGAATCTTGATCAGGGGGACGCAGTTTTCCAGCGTAACCACAAACGGGACCTGCCCGTCCGGCGTGATGTCCAGGTTGATAAAATCCAGGGGCAGAATATCCGCCCACGACCCGCCGGCCAGTGCCATCGGTGCCAGCAGTCCGATCAGGGTCTCGGTTTTGATTGAAATCGTCGAGCCGACATCGACGGTCACCCGGGAGCGGGTCCCGTTTTTCATGGTGATCACGTCGGGGATCTCGACCGAGACCTTAGTCAGGGTGATAAACTGACCTGTCGGGCCGTAAACCCTGACGTTATCCTGGGTATATTTTGTCGGTTTCATCTATACGGCCTCCGGAGGAACGATCGTTACTTTTACGCCGACATGCTTGATCCGGTTTTTGTCGGTGATTGAAAAAGTGAATTCAACCCCGCCGCCGGTCAACCAGTCGGCTGTGATGGTATAGTCGGTGATTTCTGGAATCAGAGAGCCGCCCGGCTTTTTCATCTGCTTTAAGCCCTTGGCTGCGACTGCGGCGGCTGCCAGCGCCCCGCCGTCGTCCCTGTCGAAGGCGTCGTCGTTGATCAGTTCAAACCCATAGTGGCGGATCAACCGTTTTGCCTTGTTCAGGGTTCGCCGGGTCGCCATTGTTTTAACGGTGTCCGTGCCTGAAAACATGACATTGTCGTCGTTGATATGGACCTCGGTCACCCGTTCCGGAAACCGTTTCAAAAAAACGACCCGGGCCGTATCCAACAGGCTGTGATGGGTATAGACGAGATCCGGATCGACGTCGACGTTGATCAGTTCGCCGTCCTTGACCTTGCCGGCACTGGTTGACACCCGGGTTTTTGACAGCCGGCCCACATAGGCCCCGACATGGTTCGATTCCGTGTAGGGGGCGACAATGGAGATTGCCGAGCTGGAAAAGAGCTCGAACTCGTCGTCGACTCTCATGCAGTAGTCGTCTGGATGTTCTTTCAGCCAGGCGCCGGCCAGAAAGGTAAAAGTCGCGGTTGTGTCTGCGATCGAGCAGGATTCGGCAGCCTTGGCGGTCACGGTGAAACGACCCGACAGTTGATCCGAGGCGTCGTCCCGGGTGATCAGAATCTCGTCGTCGACCTCCACCTGGTGCCCCACAGGCAGGGGAATTGTCAGGGTTCCCGCGTTCTGTGCCGCTTCGACAGCTTCGAGGTCGTATTTGTACGCCTTGCGGTAATGGGTAACGAATTCCAGATCGATCTTTTTATTTACCTGGGCCGCGTGACCGTTTTTAACCGCAGCCACGAACGCCGCGTCGCAGTCCTCGTTAAAAATAGTGATCAGGCTGATTTCATGAGCCGCCGCCAGGGTGTCGATATGGTCGTCAATCAGGGCCGCTGTCATCTCTGCCGCTGCTATGCAGTAGACCACGCCCCAGAACTTCGCGTTGCCGTTTAACTGTACGGTTTCAAGTTCGTCCGCCAGGGTCCCGGCCCCGAACAGTGTCTGGACGTCTGTCGTCGTATCCAGCAGAAAAAACCCCCTCAGTGTCGCATGGGAGGCAATAAAGCCCTGTTTGTACTCCAGACCCTCTGGAGGTTCGGCCCCGCCGCCGGCGAGTTCTTCAATATCTATTCCGGTTAACATTTTATGTCCTTATACTGGTTTAACGGTTGCCCGGTTTGACAGGCTGTGTGAGTAAGCAAAGTTTAGCCGGATCAGACGGCAGACAACCGATAAACGTCTTTTTTAGTTGCCTTACTGGCGACATCACAACAACCCGCATTAACTGGAACGATGGATTACCGATTCTTTTTAGACCTGGACCCCGCCTTGCTGTCTGTCTCATCGTCCGCCCCAAACTGGTCGGAGGGGTCCGGCTCATCCTGGGCGATCATCTGACCCGGGGGGGGTTCTGCCTTCATGTCTGAGATCAGGATCTCCCGGGCTTTTTCCTGATCCCCGCCGGCTTTAATCAACGCTTTTTTGACAGCCATCCGGCTCGGTTTAACTTTGACCCCATCGTCTGACTTGATCGAGTTGAATGTGTCGACAACAGTCTGTAGCTTTATAATCGGCGGTCTGACAGTATCCTTTGACATGCGGAACCTGTTATTTAGGATTGGAAGCGACACAGAAAAAAGCGTGTTTTTCCTGATCGGGTTCAATAAACTTGTACTGATCCGGGTTTTTGGGGTCGTAAATCATATAACGGACTGTGTCGGAAAAAAAACCTTTGTCGATCTGCTCCTGGCGGGTCCAGAGAACCTCGTCCGTCGTTGCTATATTCAGGGACTGGAAAATAAACTTTGTCAGCTCCTTATGACTGGCAACCTGTCCCTGCCATTTAACCGCGCAGATTTTTTTAGCCATGTCAAAACCGGCCTTGATCGATGCCCGACAATAAACCTTGTTTTGTATCCTGGCCGACTCCTCCGACATGGAACATTCGGCTGACTCGTAATCCATGCCGTTGACCGGTGTCGACGTCGAATACAGGTTTTCCCCCAGGTAAACAAGACCGGCCAGGTAAACATTGCTTTCCTGGTCCGGATGCCGACCCCTGGAGACAAAGAATTTTTCCTTGCCGTAGTCGACAGCGTCCGACGCGATCCGGACCAGAGATTGCCCGGACTCGACCAGGACCTTGCCCTCCTTCGTGTCGACAACCGTCGGGTCAAAGACAAAAGCCCGCACGGCGATCGCCAGCCCGGACTCTGGAAACTGCCTGGCGGCCACCATTGCAACCGTCGGGCCGATCATCAGTAAAACCAGCACAAACCACCCGACACGCTTGACCAGCCTGAGATCCCGGGAGCGGGTATTGAAAAAACCGGTAACAGTGTTTCCCGGTTGTGGGGCGTTGATCTTGATGGTTGTTTGCATTTTTCTCATGATAAAACCTCCCTGAATGGCAGAATCCACGGCAACAGAACCAGGGCCGTCGTGACGATTAGTTTAAGGGTGTAAATAATATCTGAAATCTGGAATATCCCGTCGCCGAAGGTCGGTGGAAAACTTTTCCACATGGGTAACCAGATTTTTATGCCTGCTGTCATCGAAAAGCCCAGGGCGACAAAAAACAGGACATTAAAGCGGAGCCCGCCATCCACCAGCCAGGCCAGATAACCGACAGCCGCAGCAATCATGACAGCCCTTGTGTGTTAATTGTCGTTTTCCGGAACCTGGGCAGTTTAAACCGGATCTTGAAACTCAGTTTTCCTTTCAGACCCAGTATGATCGCGACGATTGTCCTGCCGGCCATACATTGGGCATAGAATCCAAAAAACAAAAGCAGGGACAGGGATTTGAATTGCAGGGCGGCTGTCCCCATCTCGTCCAGGAATTCCGGATAAATAAGGCTGTATCCGACCCGGTGCAGTTCAAAGCTGGTGATCACAATGCCCAGGGACCGGCCCAGAAACAACAGGTCGAGTTCCCCGTTGAAACTGGACCAGCCGATCACAAACGCCAGAATCAACCCGCCCAAAACCAGGGTGAAAACATCAAATCCGGAACCGTCTGTCCTGATTGACAAATGGGACAGAAACATCGTTAACACAGACAACAGGACCAGCCGTTGCCAGGCTGTCGGGTTTGAAAAAAACAATTTGATATGTTCCTTTTTCATGGGGTCCCGGATAACAGGTATTCAATATGATTCTGAAAGGCGTAGTGCATGGTCGGCATGGATTCGAAAATAATCGGCTGATACCCGGGGACCAGGTCGGACATGATGTTGATCGTCTCCTCGGTCTTCAGTTTCTTTCCAATCTCGTCCACCTGAAAATGGGCCGCCAGCTCCTTGTGGCTTTTCAGCTCCTTGTGGCTCCGTTTTTCGATCAGCGGAGCCGAAATAAACGGTGTAAAATGCAGTTTTTGAGGCTTGTAAAAATTGTAAAGGGTCGCATCCGGGCAGCACAGACCGAACGTGCTGTAACTCCACAAAATGCCCTCGTCAGCGAAGGCGGTTCCAGCCGGGCTGCCGTCTCCGGCAATGGCTACCGGGACGTAGTCCAGCAGATTCGCCAGGCAGCACTGAACAACCGCGACCAGCGGAAAATCAGGTTTGATCTGTTTGCAGATAATCTCGGAGTTTCCGGTGACGCCGTTGACAACCGGGATAAAGATATCGCTTTCCAGATCCTTGACGGTCAACTGGTCGAAATTACTGATCAGCCTGGAGCAGAACCGGATAACTGGTTCGAATCGGTTCCGCTTTTCAATCAGGCGGATTTTATTGACCGGCAACCCCCAGGTCAAAAACGCCTGTTTCAAATGGCCGGCGGTCACGCCGGCTGCCAGGAGGAGATTTAAGAACATTCCGAATCCGGTTCCCGCGCAGACATCGAACCGGCGTTCGTTCTGCTCCAGTATGGGCAGGGAGCGCAGGGCCGAAAGGTCGGGGGCGCTGGTCGACAGAACGAACAGGGTGTCCGAAGCGGCCAGGCTGTTTTGTGACGGGTCGAGCATGACACCGGGAGCCAGGGGGATTTCTGAAATTACAATATTGACCCGGGACCTGGCGGATTGCCCGGGAATCGAAAAAACGATCTCGGACTGGCTGATTTTAACGATCTCCGGCTGGGGGCCTTCGATGTATTTAAAACGAACCTGGACGGAACCCGGATTCGAAAACAATTGCTGACGTTTGACGATGCCGGTCGGAGGGACAACCAGGGAAAAATCGGCGACGACTGTACGTTCCATTGCGACCTCTTATTTTTTAAAATAGCTGTGTTTTAAAATCAGTTCCCGGGTCCGGGCGGATATCAGCTTGATATCCTGTTTTGTAAACCCGAGGATCTCCCGGGATTCCAACTTGATGACTTTAGCCCGGGCCGAAACCCGCTCCCGGTGTTTCCGGATAATCGCTCCCGCCTGGCCGATCGTGAACCTGTCATGTAAATACTTGACCGACCGCCGTTTCTTGATGATGAATTGCAGCTCCTTGGCCTGCTCCTTTGTGCAGGGGTCTTTTAGTGTCCGGCCGAGTTTGGCGTTCTGTTTTTTCTGCTTTCCAATCCATTGCTCGATGGGTTCGTCCCGCCCTTCGTGATGGGCAATGGCGACCGGGTTCGTGATCTCCAGGGAGCCGCTCTTTTCGTCGTAATAAACCTTGACCCATTTCGGCCGCAATGTTTTAAGCAGCATTTTCTTTTTTTTGCCGCTTTTCCTGGCCGCGTAGGATGTCCCGTCCAGGTTTTCCTGTCTGCGGACCCTTTGGCGGTTCAGGCTGAGCGCGTACCGGATCACGTCCCTGTAAATCCATTTCCAGCGATTCGGCGGGACGATCTGTTCCATCATGGCCGACTCTTTCTCCAGGTCGATGATATCGATCTCCAGCATCAGACCCCGATCGGCCGGGTGACTTCGACCTCCTGGTATTTAACGCCTTTATAATCGATCAGCTTGTCCCAGTTCGCCCGGATATAAGTTTCAAGCTCCTCGCCTTCGAGTTCGACCGGTTCAAGTTGGGTAATCTCCCGAAACGTGTTGCGGATCTCGATATTGCACTCCTTTTCGTCCCCAAAATCCTCGGTATCCAGGGAGAAATTTTCGGAACTGTAACCGTTAACCATGAACCAGTCCCGGATGTAAAGCTGTACCGTTGTAAACTGCCGGCGTTTTTCAACCCCGACAACGGTGATAGTCCCCTCGTACTCTTTGGAGATCCGGATCGGGCCGTCCTGGACAGGCTGGGTAACACTCAGAATTTTAGTTGTCGCGGTATCGATCAAAAAGTCGTCCCGGGAGATCTCGGTCTTTTCGCTGAGATAATCGGCCAGGGCGGTCGCTCTAATCATTTGATCAGCTCCCTGGCTTTGTCTGTTGCATCCTTTGCGACGTCCCGGGCTGTATCCTTCAGCCGTTCCACAGACGGCGGTTTGATGTCGATATCGGACGACCTGAACGTATTCAGGGCGTACCACCCGCAGACAACCAGACAGAGCGCAATCAGCGCAAACTTGAAAATTGCTTTCATATCAGTTCAAAGTGATAGATTTTTACAAATCCGGTAACATCGGAAAGGGTCTCCCAGGCGTTCGCCTCGATCTCGTCGTCGATCTCCTGTTCTCCCTCACTTCCGGACTTGAATTTCCGGTCTTTTTTCAGCTCGTCCATGACCAGGGATTTAGCCAGGTCGAAAATACCGTCCTTGAAATTGTCGATATCCGCCTCGGTAAAGGCTGCCGGGACCAGGTCCATATCGAATTGTTTGACGGCCTTGTCGATCGCTTTCTGGATGTTTCGCTCCAGGATCAGCGGGTTAGTGTCCGGGCCTAGACGTTTCAAGACCCGGAACTCATCTGTGATCAGCTCCGGCGTGTTGCTCGGCCAGTTTGTCGGGTATCGGTACGTCATCAGTCGACACCCTCGATGTCGTCACCCGAGTCAACCTGGTCGGACGCTTCGGAAGAAACGGACGAGTCAATGGAGCTGTCGTCCTCCGGATCGTCGCCAGGTTGACCCCGGGTGAGCCCTTCGGAACCTGCCCCCTCTTTCAGCTTGGCAAGTTCCTTGAAACATTTTTCCTTGATGGTCTTGACCCCGGCTTTGTTGTAATCAGCCTCGGCCGCTTCAAACGCCGCGATCGCATCCTCCAGGCGGTCGGACTCCGATTCGTACTCATCGAAATCAAGGACTATCTTACCCTGGAGTTTATGAAACCTGGATTTTAGTTGACTGGGAATCCGGGACTGGTCCAGCCGGTCATACAATTGATCAAAAAAGGGTCGCGGGGTGCTGTGTTTATACATCTCGGTAATCGTCCATTCCTTGATCATGTCGTATAAAAAGACGGGCAGGGAGGAATCGAAAACGTCGGGGGTCGCCTGGTCCCGCTTGATCGCCAGCAGGGTCGTCTCGATAAACTCCGAAACATAGTCCCCCTGGTCGCAATAGGTACAGTCCCCCAGATAGATACAGTACCAGGAGACAATCGGGTTTTTCCAGGTTGCCGCAGAGGCCAGGTAGTTCTGGACGTACTCCCTGAAAGACTCGACGAATTCCTGTTTGATGCCGTTTTTCTTGTCGTTGTCCATCGTCTGCTTGATGGTCCGCCGGTAGTCGTCCAACTGCTCGACCCGCTTGCGCAGGTCCTTGGCGTAAACCAGCTTGTTGCTGAACGTCAGCGTCCAGTCCGGTTTGTCCGGAGTCTTATGGACCGGCTGTCCCAGTATCCGGGCTTTCCGTTCCAGGGCCAGGCTGCGACCCGGCGGCAGCGGAACGCTTTTCGGGCGGTGCCCTTCCAGCATCCGCTGTTTATTCTCTAACGCGAGGCTTCGTCCCATGTTATGTCGTTCCTAAAAATTGGAGATAGTCCAGGTCCAGAAACTTGATGTTTTCGGCGGCTGCGAACTGCTCCACGTTTTCGACTTCAAAGGTGCCGTTGATCGAGTTCCAGTCGACAATGCCCTTGTATTCGTTTTTATTCTCGATGGAACGTCTGTAGGATCCGGTCTGCCAGTACCAGGAGAGATTCTTAAAACTGGTGATTGCCAGCGTCGTGTCTGGTATGAACGGGATCATATGGGCTTTGTATCCGCCCAGGGACTTGGCCGCGATCTCGATCAGCAGTTTCTCGGAGGGCTCGGCCCCGCGCTCGGCGTACAGTTTGCTCCGGTCGCAGTTGACGACCCAGCGGGACGTCATCACGACACACCCTTCGCGGTAATATTCCGGGATCAGTAGTTCCAGGTCGACCACCAGGGCGTCAAAATTGGGATAGTGGGGGCGCAGGTGCCAGTTTGCCGTCGGAGTCGCAATTGTCGGTTCGTCTGCGGCTGAGGTATGGTCCTTGATACAGATCCAATTATCCCCGTTCGAACAGGTGACCGCGTCCCTGAATTTGTATGCGGTCTCATTAGCCCAGACCCCCTTTTCAACGATGTTTTCCAGTTTGCCGACCACAACGGAGCCCTGGTCGGTCAACCCCTCGGTCATGATGTTGGCCGGGTTGGCGGTCTTCATCTTGGCAATGAACCCCTTGTCCATTTCGGCCAGGGTCGTCGTGCCGGCAACATAGGACGTTCCCTGCCAGGCGACGATCTGGCGATCCTTGGCAATGCGGAACGACAGGTTTTTCCGGTACATTGCCTGATACTCCTTAAACCGGGCCATCTGGTCGAGACGGGTCCACTTGACCAGCAGGTCGTGTTCCCACTCCCTGAGATCAAACAGCTGCTCGGAGTCGTTATCCCCGGCCAGCGGCTTGCGGAGCGTACCAGCACCGACGTCGACCACGGTACGTTTCGTGATGGTGTTTTGCAGGTCGGCCAGGATCTTTCCGGATCTCATTTCGGCGATCTCAAAGCTGTTGATTGCACCTAAAAAATCGGATTGATCAACGACCAGGGACTCCAGGAATTCGTGATAGGTCGGGACAACCGAGAACTGAACAGCAGGGTTCTCGATGTTGTTTAACTTCGCAATATGGTTAAACAGTTTGATGAATTTAGGATTTAAAGACATTTACACCCCCTGTCCGTCGAGTTCCTGATTCTTGCCGTCGCCGGAGGAAAAGTTCGTGATCTCAGGGGTCGGTTTTCCCTTCGGATTGTTCGCGAACGCCTCCAGTTGTGCCAGCCGCCCCTGAATATCTGTATTTCCCGTTTTGATATCCGTCAGGGTCGAGAAAAGATCCGCGAGCGTCTGCCCGCCGTCCGGTTTGGCGGGTGCCGGTTGATCGGCTGCGGGCTGAGATGAAAAAACGGGCTTTGCAGGGTCCGCCGCCGGTGTTGCCGGCTTGTTCGTATCGGGCGAACCGGAGGCGGGAACCTGCGGATTCACTTTCTTTTCGGGGTCCGCCCCGAAATGTTTCGTTACAATTGCGGCCAGATTCCCGACGGTCGTCTGTAGTGCCTCGAATTGCTGCTTTTCTTCTGGTGTCATGGGGTCCCCTTCGCTGACGTCGACCTTTCCTTTTTTGGAAAAGCTGTTATTGAACATGAAAAAGAACTTTTTCAAACCGGCGACAACCCCCTGTTCAATCGCCTGGTCCGGAATGGCGATTCCCTCGGGGTCGTCTGAAAATGTAAAACCCTCAAACTCAGTCCAGGCAGAAACAAAACTGTTCTCCCGGGCGGCAAACTTCAACATCTCTGTGCCGACGCTGGCCGGCTCATCGGTAACCGACAGGCCCCGCAGGTAATGTTGACCCTCTTTCGGCCAGTCATTTTTGAGCCAGACGGATGTAAACATCCCCTGACCCTCTCCATTGAGTTCGAGTAACCGTTTATTGGGCCGGATCTTGACCTCCAGGGCGACCCGCTCCCGAAACGTACCGGTTCGTGCCTGGGTGACCATGCCGAAGTTGCCCAGGTACGGGATATGCTCCCGGGTGATCACGGCCGTGTATAACTCCGGGTCGTAAGTCTTCGCCATTGATTTCGGCCAGTCGTCGACGACGGTGCGGCCGTCGATGGTCTCACCCGCAACAAAAACCCGGGTCCAGTCGGACTCCAGGCTTAACAGCTTATTGTTTTGTAGTTCCGTTTTAAACTCGGCTTTCATGTCCATCTCGCAAAAATGGTTGAATAGTTAGCTTAAATTTACCCGAATCAAGCGTTCGTCTGTCAAATATAAAAAAAAATGGAAGTTATTAATTGCAATAAATAACAGTAAAAATTTTAAAAATGTATAACAAAACAAAAACATAAACGATTAAAAAAAATGCACTCCTGTATTAATCGAATTAAGCGCAATTAATAACCGACTGAACTCTTTATTTATTTAAAAATTGTGCTATGGTTCGAAATAATGCCATAAAAAAATATCCATTCCAAAGGTCTCAAAACGTGACAAAAAACCCTATCAATACAGGCAGGCAGACAGTCGAGACGGCCCTGAAAAGGGTCGTCAAACAGATCGAAGCCAACGGGCTGAACAAGACCCTGGAGAAGGAATCCCAGTTTTATATGGGCCTGATTGCCCAGTATGAAGAAATTGACCGTAAAAACGCAGAGTCCGCCGCCAGGCTGGAAAGATCAACCAGCGGCGGAGGCAAGGGGAAAGCGGAGAAAGGGAAAAAGAAAACCAAAAACAACGAGATCGGAAACGTCCAGTTTGACGACGAGGGGAACGTCGTCCTGGTCTATGACGACGGAACCGAGGAGTTCAAAGGCAAGCCGGAATTTTTTGAATACCAGGAGGAGTTCATCGATTGCGAAAAGCGGAACCAGTTCTGGAACAAAACCCGCCAGGGCGGGTTTTCCTGGGCCTACGGCTGGAAAATGCTGAAACGGGCCATACAGAAAGGACACAACCAGATCCTGATCTCCGCCTCGAAAAACCAGGCGTTTTCGGTTGCCGATTATGTCAAGGTGTTTGCCGAGCTGTATATGGACGTCAAGCTGAGCGGGACAGAAAACATTAAACTGGAAAAGGACGGCAAGATCCATGCAAAACTGATGTTCAGGGGAGCCAACGCGGCAACCTCCGCCAGTTACAGCGGCGACCTGGGACTCGACGAGGTCCTCTGGATACCGAACTATGAAAAAGTGGAACGCCAGGCGAAGGGGATCGCCACCCACAAACAGTTTATACGGGTCTATTTTTCGGCCCCCTCCTCCGTGACTCATCCCGCCTGGAAAAAGTTTGTCGGCCAGGACGCCAGGAAAGGCGACAAGGTCAGAAAGGACGACCCGACCAAAAAGGAGGACGGGCTCTTTCGGCGGACCGTGACCATTGTCGACGCGATCAAGGGGGGTCTGAACCTGGTCGACATCAAACAACTGGAGCAGGAAAACACAAAGGATGAGTTTAAACAGCTTTACATGTGCCAGCCGATCGACGACGAGGATTCCGTTTTCCCCTGGGAGGTTATCAAAAAGTGCATGGTCGATTCGTCGGCCTGGGAGGAGGTCGGACACGATCCGGTCTGGGCCGGGTACGATCCCAGCCGCTCCCGGGACAATGCCGCCTTTGCCGCTGTGCAACCGCCCTATGGGAGCAACAAAAAATACAGGGTGCGGGATATCCGCAAATGGAACGGAATCAATTTTAGGACCCAGGCCGACGATATCGAATCCGAATACCTGGACGTTTACAACATCCAGGAGCTGGGCATGGATGTCACCGGACCCGTCGGCCAGGGAGCGGAAAAAAGAATCAAGCCCCGGTTTCCAAAAGTGACCCCAATTTTTCATACCAATGAACGCCTGGTTGAACTGATCACCCGCATGAAAGACCTGATCGGAAACGGCCTGTTTGAATTCGATTCCAGCCTGATTGAGATCGCAAACGCTTTCATGCGGATCAAGCAGACGGTGACCCAGTCCCGGGGGGTTGTGACCTACAAGACAGACCGCACAAAATCAGCGTCCGGCCGGGCCGATCACGGCGATATCGCCTGGGCGATCATTTACGCCATCAGTTTTCATGAAGTCGTCGAGGTCGCCTCGTCGGTCTTTGCCTTCTCAGATTAAGGGAGAAACCATGCAACAGGAAGCCCAGGCGGTCATTTATGACCCGCGAGGTAACATCCTTTCAACCGGTCACAGAACAGAAACCAGTTCAACCGTCGAGTTCAGTTTCGGAGATCCGGAGCCGATCGTCGGCAATATCACCGGATACCTGGAGACCTTTTTGGATCTCCGCCAGGAATACTACGAACCCCCGATCGATTTCAACGGGCTGTCCCGGGTGTGGAGACAGTCTCCCGTCATGGAATCGGCGATCTTCCTGCGACGCAATACCATCGTTAACGACTTTCTGCCCAATGCCCTGCTTAAACGGCAGCATATGGAGGCCCTGGTCCTCGATTACGAGATCAGCGGCAACGCCTTTTTAAGAAAAATCCTCGGCGGATTCGGAAAGGTTCTGGCTCTTGAACACATCAATTTCCGCGTTATGCGGAGAATGAGGGAAAAAAACCGGTATCTGATGCTGACCTCGGACGGCAGGAATATCAAGTTTGACGAGGACGAAATCATCCATATCCGGGAATACGGCCCCGAATCCGATATTTACGGCCTGCCCGAACACATTGGAGCCCTCAATTCGGTCTGGCTGGACGAGGCCGCGACCCTCTTTCGGCGCAAGTATTACACAAACGGGGCGCACATGGGGTATGTGTTTTACCTGGAGGACCATACGATCAAAAAGGAGGAGGAGAAACTCCTCCAGCAGAAAATCCAGGATTCAAAGGGCGTCGGAAACTTCAGGACCATGTATTACAACAACAAGTCCCAGGGGAAAGCCAAGGACGGGAATCTAAAAATTATTCCGGTCGGGGACCTGGGAACCAAGGACGAATATCAACGGGTCAAGTCCATCACCGAACAGGACGTTTTCCGGTCTAAACGGGTGTTTCCGCACGGAATGGGAGGCGTTCCGAAGGATGTCCAGGTCGGTGACGCTGAAAAAGCGTTTAAAATATTCCTGATGCTGGAAACAAACCCCAAAAAAAAGGATATCTCAGAAGCCATCAACCCTCATCTCCAGCCGCGAAACTATGTCCAATGGGGGGAACCGCCCATCCTGGAGGCGGCAGCCGGATAAAAAAAAGGAAATTCGCGACACTGGGAAAAGAATTTCGCGACAAATATTATTGATCAACAAAACAAAAGACAAGGCGACAAGCGATTGTAATTAAAAAAATAAACGGGTAAATACCGGATAAAAATTCCCACGTTCGCGACAGCCGGCCCGTAATTTTACGACAAGCCATTGACTTGAAAGATAATCCATACTATAACCGAGGGCATGTGTGTTCAGCACACAAAACAACACCCTGGATCGTCCGGCTTGTGTGAGCGCGGAACAGCCCGCGCCGAAGCCTTGACCCGCCACACAGGCATATCCAAACACGGCCCGGGGGTGTGATGGCTAGCGCAGGTTGGTCGCCTGGCGTTATGGAGGCTGTTATCTCCGCCAAATCCCCCCGGGTTCTTTTTGCCCGGGGACAGCAGTCTGACGTTAGCCGTCCCACGAAAGCACTTGCAATGCTGGAAATTGTCTGGCATACATAAATTAACTGATTGTTAATAGCTCCTGGAGCAACAATCGTCCTTTCATTTAGTACGGTTTTTCGAATTCTGAACCTAAGCAGAATTCTAAGGGTGACTCCAAAAACCAGCCGAGATGGACGAGAAGGCCCCAGGATTTCGTAATTCGGGACGGAGCCGGCCTAAAAACCGGATGTCAGCCGTGTCGATAGGTGGCTAGTGCACCGTGCGAGATCCTGGGGTTTTCTTGTTTTCAGGCCCGGGGTCTCGCCGGTGATACTCTTGATTTGGGGTTATCATGATGGACGAGGATACGATCCGGGATCTGACCGCACAACAGACCCTCGAAATCTTCAAAAAGGAGTTCCGCCGCCAGGTGGATTCCAATATCCAGTCAGCAAACAGTAAACTCGCAGCCTTTAGAAAATACCGCAGAACCAAACACCTGTCCGAAGCCGCCCGCTTGTATGTGATCGCGGACATGATCGAGCCGATCGCGGCGAAGTTCACGCCGGCACACCTGCTGAAACTCAAAAAAGAACAGGAGGAAGAAATCAGCCAGGGGGACCCGGACAACCAGGACCCCCTCGACGAACTTAAAACACCCTGAAACCGGAGGAGTTATGCACCCGTGCCCACGATGCCAGTCCCACAGCATACAGCTTTTTGTCATCGACGAATATGTCCGAATCCTGGAATGTACGGCCGAAGGCTGTTATTCGCGGTTTGTTGTTAACCTCAGCATCATCGACCAGGAACGGTCGGACCGCCTGCACAAGATACCGGCCCGGACCGCCGGCAAAAACAAGGCCGGCAGAAAACCGTTAAAACTCCTGCCCTGTCCCGTCTGCGGAAAAGACAAAACCAGAATCGTGCGCAATTACGAAGACCCGTCCGGAACGACCCGCAAAGTCCAGTGTATCTCCTGCTTTACGATCTATAAAGTCTGGTCCCGCTTCGTTGAGTATATCGACAACGGCCCGGGATACATGAAAATCAAAAACCCGGGTACCTTTATCAGCTTGTTTTCCAAAAACACAAAACAGGAACTGTTACAGGCCCTGATCAAGGAAATCGCTTGATACCAAAACAATAACGGGACACAACAAACCATAGACGATTTGGAGGTTTTTTATTATGTTATCTATTGTTTATCAGAAAACAGAACAATCACTCTCATATGACGACGACATGAAAAAGAAACTGGATAGTTACAAAATCGAGGAGTCCGAGCAAATGTCGATCTTCGAGGTGATCGAATCGGGCCAGTATTCGAACTCGGTTGATATACTGGACCTGTTGCCCCGGTTCCTGAATAAAAACCCAAAAAGCCACGACGGCAGACTGGAGCCCATCCGGTATTATCCCACGGTTAAAATCGGCGGGGTTGATCTCCGGCTGGAGGTGACCATCACACCGGCCAGGATCGAAAACAGGGAGGGCAGGTTCGTCGACATGTTCCCGACCGCCCGGGAAAAAGTGGTCGAGCTGGGTATCCGGAAAATCGCTTTCAGCGGAGAGGGACGGCTGTTCAACGGCCAGGCAGGAACCCTGTTTACATTACGGCAGTTGCACCGGCTGCTGGAAGATAACAATCGTGGATATGGCATGAAAGATATCAACGAAGCGATCGAGGTCCTGAGAAAAACAAGCATGGACATTAAATGCTTGAGCGACGATCTGTTTCCCCGGGTATCGGTCAATTACATCAGCGACAGCTATATCCAGACAAAACAGGCGTACCACGCCGGGGTGAACGATTCAAAATGCTTTGTGGTCTTCAACACCCTGGTGACAGACTCGGTTAACGCCAAGACCCTGCGGGCGTACAACTATAAACAGTTGTTCAGGTATAAAAACAACCTGGCGGATTATATCCATTTCAGGATCACCCGTAACATGATCCACGCCAAATACAACGGCCGGGACAACCAGTTCCGGATCTCCCAGACGACCCTCCAGCGGGATTCGGCGTTTGAGGTTTACGCCAATTACCGGGACAACAAGCGCCAGGTGATCACCGCCCTGGACCGGATGCAGAAGGAGGGGGCAATCGATCGGCACTGGCACAAGGACGAAAAGGAGGGCCGGAAAATCGTCAATACCATGTATTTCATGGAGGTCTCCGAGCAGTTCTGCAATGAGATTATCGAGGCCAACATCAGGATCAACGACAAACGCACCTTTACCGAACATATGGAGACGGCCAAAAAAAGAATTGATAAGGAGAAATAACCTGTGCAAAACCTGTTGAAAAGTACCCTTGAAACTGTGCAAAACTTAATTTAACATGGTTGTGATCTTTCGCAGTTGCAAAACAGACACACTCAAAAATGAACAAATGAACACTGTTTGCTAGTCGTGATCTTTCGCAGTTCGCCTTTAACATGGTTGTGATCTTTCGCAGTTCACCTTTTAGATGGTTGTGATCTTTCGCAGTTCGCCTTTAACATGGTTGTGATCTTTCGCAGTTCGGTTTAGATGGTTGTGATCTTTCGCAGTTAGATGGTTGTGATCTTTCGCAGTTAAAAACAGCGTATGCTTTGCAAAACAGCCGTTTAAGCCCGTTTTTTGAACGCCTATCCATATCCTTATCTTTATCCTTTTATCCCTTTAGGGAGAGCCGGATTGACAAACGCGGCCATATCCTGTGGAAAAAAATTTTCGACCGCCGGTTTTCGGGTTCGCGCCAATCCGGGCAGTAGGAATAAAAACAATACGGTGTTCGCTTCGCTCACCTTAATACAATATTGAATAGAGCCCGCTAAACGCGGGCCATTAATACCGGCTATATGAACCGATATTTAAAAATTCCGCTCAAACCATCCAGCCAGCGATCTACGGACACGTCACAGAAAAGCACTTTCAATACACTGGAACGCCGGAGATTTTTATGAACGATAGAGAATTGCTCCGATTCAAGACCGACATCAACCTGTCGGAGTACGCGGCTTTTTCCGGGTACGCCATCGACCAGAAGAAAACCTCAGCCCAATCCGTTTTTATGAAAAACGGCGGTCACGAAATTGTGATCGCCCGGGGGGAAAGCGGTCAATGGATCTATTTTACAGTGGGGTCCAAATCAGACGACAACGGGACGATCGTCGATTTCATCCAGAACCGGACCCGGAAAAATCTCGGCCAGGTCAGACGAGAGTTGCGGCCCTGGCTCGGCTTTAAAAGGCGGCCGAAATTGAACCCGAATTCATTCGCCAGGGGGGTCCGGCCATCAGTGCCGGAGGACCTGAAAATGCTGAACACCTTCGCCGATCTGCTCGATGTCAGCGATTCAAAATCGTCTGTCATTGAAAAATATTTTGGCAGCCTGGCAATCGGAAAGGACCTGGTCCTGAATGACAGGTTTCGGGATAAGATTAAAACCGATCGATTGAGCAACGCTATATTTCCACACTATACCGGGAAGATCGTCTCTGGCTGGGAGATATGGAACCGTGAATTTAAGGGATTCAGCCCGGGGGGTAAAAAATCAGTCTGGTTTTCTAACCGGTTAGATACAGACGAAACGCTGATATTATTCATTAATTCAATCGAGGCCCTGTCATATTTTCAACTATATCCGGAGGAGATTAAAAAGACCTGGTGTATTTCAACCGGTGGATACTGGAGCAGGGAAACCGAAAACATGTTAAAAATAGCGTTTAAAACGGCCGTAAATCAAAAAATAATAATATCCTTTGGAATGGGACAGAAAGCGGCAGATTTTGATAAATACGTCCAGAATTTGGCTAAATCGACGGTAAATAATGCAACTATTGAAAAGATATCTGCATTTAAAGGCAGTTGGAACGATGACCTGAAAAGCTAAAAAACGCTGAATAAAGATCCTGTTTGAATAAAAATTTTAAAACTGATATCAATTCCTGGCATCATGAGACTGGTTGACTGAAAAAGAACTTCAAATCGATCAAAAGAGGGAAAAATGTCATACATAGAA